TATCAGTTGCAACTTTTTCTTTTGTTTTCATATCAGCAGTTAAATTAGCTACAGAATCAGCTTGTTTAAGCATATCTTCTTGAACCATTTCATAACGTGCATCAACGTAAGCATCAGATTTACCATCTGTTGAAATAGCAAAATGTTTTGCAACGACAGCTTTTTTAAGCATCATCGGACACGTACCTTCAGGCATTGCATCATTTCCAATAACACTTTTAGCAAATGAAACTAATGCAGCACGTTCATTAACCATTGCATCAATAGCTACATCATCAGGCATAGAATCAGTAGCTGTTTTTAATTTAGCTTCAAGATTATCAACTTTAGCTTCTAATGCATCATTAGATTTTTGCTTTTCTTTGATAGTTTCTTCAGCATCTTCAGCTTTCTTTTCAACTTTTTCAATTTCAGCATCAGATGATTTACGTTCAGCCATTAAAGCTTCATGTAAATCATCAGGTACATCAAATTCTTTACCGTTAATCTTAATTTTCACAAGATCCCCTTTTTGAACTTTGTTTTCAGAATTTATTATATCATATTTCTTATCATTAGTAATATGACAACTCGGGCCACACCTACCTTTATCAACTACACTTAAATGATTAGCTATCATATTAGTATATTTGAATTGGTATGGTGTACCATTGTAAACACCATCTTCAGCAATAAGTTCATAAGCATAGCCAAGAGATACTTCTATTTTACCATTAAGACTTTTATTAATAAGACCTTCATCAGTAATTGACATAACACCAGTAATATGAACCTCATCTTGGGATCGATCAATAGCAATATCAGATACTTGACCGCGTTGAACTATTTTAATATTGTTTAAATCAACCCATCTTTCAGGTGGATGTTCATCAGTAATTGTTAAATTTTTATACGTTGCTAAACTTTCATCATTAGTAACATCGTCAGGGTGACGTAAAACATTAAAGAATTTACCAGCATCTTCACCAGTTAAACCAAGTTCACGCCCTAAATATTCTTGAATACCTGAACGACAAATTACAACTTTAGCATTTAAAAAGCCTGTTGAATTATCAATCTTATTTTCAAGCATTGTTACATTATCATTTGAAATGGATTTTTGACAAATGGCATAAGCTGATTCTTCAGTTCGCCCTTGTTTCATAAGTTTTTTAACACAATCATCTAATTTTTTTGGCATGATTAAAATCCAAATTCACTATTAAGTGTTGGTGGCCATTCATTATAACCAATAGTTAGTGAATAATCTTCTTCACCCCAATCACGTAAAAGTTTTTTCATATTAAATCCTTTAGATAAAAGTATAACATAATCTATGTTTTAATAAAACTTTAAACATTATGAATGTATACTATTCAAAATAAAACAAAGGAATAGAAAATGATTAATTATAAAGTACTCATTCCCAAAAAAGTTAAATGGTTATATCAAAGAATTAAATGTGTATTTAAAAAGCATCATTATATTGATGGTAAATATACTGTAATTGGTGCTAAGGTTAAAATCAAAGGTCAAGGTTGGGTTAGACGTGGCTATATTGTTTGTGAATGTTGCAACAAAGAAAACTTCATTGGTTATATTAAGGAACGATAATGTGTACAAATGATGCTGGTGAATTTAAAGACTATATTAATATTGAAAATATATCAATGGTGGAAGATACATTACTTTCATTAGGTTATGATAATTGCCAAGATTTTTATATATGTGAATATGATAATGATGTATCTGAAATTATTTTTTATAATGAAGATTGTAAAAACGAATACTTAAAGATGCATGTATGAAACAAATCTATCAAATCCTAAAAATATTCAATGATATTAGAGCTATTAAAAACAATCGTATCTTTAAACGGATCGGGTGGCGTGTGAGTGGTAAACTTACTGGTAAATTATTTGGAAGGTTGTTTAAGTGAAGAAGTTTATAGCCCTATCATTATTTGATGGTATGTCGTGTGGTCAAATAGCTTTTGAAAAAGCTGGAATAAAAATTAAGAAATATTACGCTTCAGAGATTGATAAATACGCTATCCAAATTGCTAAGAAGAATTATCCAAAAACTATACATCTTGGTTCAGTTATCGATCTAAAGAAAAAAGACCTTAAAAAACTTTTTAAAGGTAAACGGGTTATTTTAATTGGTGGTTCACCATGTCAAGGGTTTAGTTTAGCTGGTCACATGAAGGGGTCAGTAACTAAAGAAGGTGTTGAAGTCACAAGTTTGAAACAATATCTGAAACTTAAAAAAGCTGGATTTGAATTTGATGGTCAATCATATTTATTTTGGGAGTATGTGAGGATTTGGAAAATTGTTAAACCTAAATACTTTTTTCTTGAAAATGTCAGAGTTACTAAGAAATGGCTTCCAATGTTCAATGAAGCAATGGGTGTTGAACCCTATATGGTTAACTCATCTTTGGTATCAGCTCAAAACCGTGTAAGATATTATTGGACTAATTTACCAAATTTTAAAATGCCAAAAGATAAGGGTATTTTACTTAAGGATATTTTAGAAGATAACCCATCAAATGAATTTAATATGTCTGAAAAAACATTAAAAGGATTTGAAAGACACGCTAATCGCCATAAAGAACGTGGTAATGGGTTTGGCTTCAAACCAACTATCAATTTAAATGTAAAATCAGTTACGCTTACAAATCCAGGTAAAAATAGACAAAGTGATAATTATGTTTTAGTAAATAGACCATGTGAATTAATATCTTATGATGAAAAATCAATATGTCACCACGCAGCGAACGCAGTAGATATAAATGGTCATGATAGTATTAAGAGAGTTTATTCAGATACTGGTAAAGGTCCAACACTTAATACATGTACTGGTGGTAATCGTGAGCCAAAAGTTTTAATTGTACCTGAAGCAACTAAAAAAGGTTTTACGGAAATTAACGATGGTGAATGTTTTGATATTGCACAACCCAATTCCAAGACCCGCAGGGGCCGCAGGGGCCGCAGTATGAAAGATAAATCAAATTGTTTAACAACCTCACATCAATTTATGCAATACACGCACCCAACATATCGCAAACTAACACCAATAGAATGTGAGAGATTGCAAACAGTACCTGATAATTATACAGAAGGTGTTAGTAATTCACAAAGATATAAAATGCTTGGTAATGGTTGGACTGTTGATGTTATTGCACACTTCTTTAAAATAAAAATCTAAACCTCAATAACAGCAACCGCAACACATCTACAATTTATCGGCCTTCCAGGAGTTGTTGGAACCCCATCAACAATTGGTGGGTTATCCCATTCAAATATTTTACCATCTAATTTAGCGTGGCTATCTCTAACACGTTCATCATCAGCTGTAACCCATTTAAACTTTTCAACACCTAGTTCTTCTTGTCTCCGTTTATTTATAGAAGCATTAATGTTACTTGTTTCATTACGTGCGATAAGTTTAATACGATTCTGAAGCTTTCCATTAACTGAAGATATATGTTTTATACCACCAATTTCACGTGCTATTTGTTCCCACCGCATACCATTAGCTGTACCATTCATAACAGTAGTTTCAATAGCCTTAAAGTACTCATCAGAGATTGATTTAATTAATGATACATTCTTATTAACTTGGGCTTCTAAAAAGTCATTCAATCCTTCATCAACAATAATACTTTCCATATCAACACCAACAGCTTCTTTAACCAATTTGTTAAAAGCGTTTCGGTTCTTAGCGGCAACAGATCCAACCATCTTTTCAGCAGTCATTTTAGCAAATATATCAGTTAATGATTTATACTTAGTGCTTAATCTCACTAAAAGTTGTGTAAGTGCATCAGCATAACCATCAGTAGCATATTGACTTTCTAAAGATTTTAGAAGTGGGATTAATTCATTTTTAATATCAGTACGCATTGATTTAGAAATTTTATTAAGTTCTTTAAAATACTGAACACTTTCAATCTTAGCAATAGGACGTTGTTTAAATTCAATTGTACCTTTTTTACCATTGTTCTTAGCTAAGGTTTTAAGATCTATTTTCATTGTCAAATCCTTTGATGTAATTATATCATAGTAAACCATTTTAATAAAACTTTAAACATTATAGTGTTATAATTTAACTATCTAAAAAGGAAGAAGATAATGAAATTATTATTATTACCTGAAGAAGTAAAATATCAATATGATGTTTATCATTTAGAGATAGAAAAATTTTGTTCAAATAATAGAATAATGCTTGTATACGAAAAACATTATTTGAAAAATTGTAAATACCCTTTTATTTATATATTAAAAGGGCAAGAATCACTAGTAAAAGGAATTTTTAATGATTAAACAAGATGTAATTGTATCATTCTCAGGTGGCCGAACAAGTGGTTATATGTGCGAATTATTACTTAAATATTATTCACATCTTTATAATTTATATTTTATTTATGCTAATACAGGTCAAGAACATGAAGAAACTTTAATATTTGTAAATCAATGTGATAAAAATTTTAATTTGAATCTTATATGGGTTGAAGCTAAAGTTGATCCTAGAAAAGGTAAAGGTACAAATTATACAATTGTGGATTTTAAATCAGCTAGTCGAAAGGGTGAACCGTTTGAAGAAGTGATTAAAAAATATGGTTTACCTAATGGGGATTATCCACATTGTACACGTGAATTAAAATTACAACCAATGAAGGCTTGGGCTAAAGATAATAATCTAACAAATGCATTGTGGGCTTTAGGTATTCGTAATGATGAATTAAAGCGTAAAAAGAAACATAAAAATATAATTTATCCCCTTATAGATTTTGAACCAACTGATAAAAAAAACGATTCTGTTATGGTGGAAACAACAAACATTTGATTTAAATTTACTTGAACATTTAGGTAACTGTGTATGGTGTTGGAAAAAATCAGATAGAAAATTAAAAACTTTAGCTATTGATTATCCTGAAATATTTGACTTTCCAAAACGAATGGAAAGAAAATATCGTCATATAATCACTAATATTAAAATTGGAAAAACTCGAAAAATGTTTAGAGGGTATAAAAAAGTTAAAGATATATTTAAATTAAGTAAAGAACCATTTGAAAAATGGAAACCTGATTTAATTATCGGTCAAACAGATATTGAAGATTGTGCTGAAGAATGTGGGAGTGTGATAATGGATAGCTTTATTGATGAATTCTTTAATGGGATTGAAGCTTAAACCTCAACACCATTAAACAAATCAGGTTCTTCAACCGATCCGAAAAGCTCATTTTGGGCTTCAAGATCTTCTTCAATTGAACCATACACACCATTACTTGCAAGTTCTTTTTGAACCGTTTCATTACTTACAACACCACGATCAATATAAATAGCATCACGATTAGCGTTACTTAATGAAATAGCAGCTTCTTGTTCTTGTGACATTTGCCATAAAGGACAAAATTCAAAACTAACCGATTTAACTTCATTGAATTCAGATACATATAAAATATCGAGTAAGCGCTGTAACGGATCTTTCATTTCAACTTCTTGAGCAGCACTAATATTATCATAATAGTTTTTTAAGTCACCCTCACCATTACCATTAAGACCTGAATCACTTTTACCAACCAATTTAGATAACGGTATACCTCTCGCACCACATACTTTAAGTAAAAATTTATCATCGATTTCAGCCAACCCTGAAAATGTATTACTTTTCTTTTCATACTTATCTTTCATATCTAAAACAATACCGTTATTATTGCTCTTTAATTGATTAGCTAACGAAATACGTTCAGTAACTTTTGCGACACCTTCAGGACCTAAAGCAACCATTTCATTTAACCCATCAATATGAAATACATCAACATTAGATTCCTTAGTCATACCAGCAATTTCTAAAGATACAGTTTGGCTATTACTGATCGGCTGCCAAGTTTTTTCAAAAATAGAATTACCCCAATAACCAGTTCTTTCAAATTCTTCAAGTGAATTTATTTCACCATCAAAACGTAAAATACGTGAATGATGTATTTGTTGACCATTTCGTGAAACAAGGTAATGTTTAGGTTTACCAAAGTTAGGTGATAATAAATTAGTATCTAATGGCCCAACAGTAACCCGCCATCTATCAAGAACAACTAAATTACTAATACCTTTATTTCTAATTGCTGATAATGTTAAGGGTTGTGACATATCACGCCCATCATCAACCATCATAATAATAACAGCACCACCATAAGCACTTGACCATTTAAGAGCTTGGTTAAATTTTTCTTTAACTTTTAAACGATCCATTTCATCTTCAAGTTTCTTTTCACGTTCTTCATCTTCATCTTCAATATCGATCCAGTTACGTGTCATATCATTAATAGGGATATTAACAACTGCTGAAGCAAGCCAATTTTGTGAGTATAAAGAAGAAATGAATTCCCATTGTAAAGTTAAATTATTACCACGTGTAAAAGTTGTATGTGTTAAAGAATCTTTATGTGTACCCAAACCAGTAACAAGATTAACAAAGCTATCATTAGCTAAAATTGGAACATTCTTTTGTTTGTTTTTTTTATTCTTCTTACTCATATTTCATCCTTTAAGCTCTAAACTTAATTAAGTTATCTTCATTTCTAGTATCAATATGAACCCAATTAACATCAAGTTCCAAACCTTTTATATATGGATAAATATTTGGATTATCAATAATATCTTTACGTATAATATCACTATCATATGCACTAAATTTAGGATCAACAGCTTTACCGAATGAATGCATTGATGTTTCAAAATAGTGTGGGCTATCAGGTGTACGTAAACCGGACCATTTAAAATTTCCACCCCAATAATAATTGTTAATAGTTATTTTACCTTTAGGAAAGCGTTCTTTTAAAGTATCTAAGCTTAAAATTAAACCGAGATCAATAAATCTCCAGGCTTTTTCACCATACTTTTCATAGATATGTTGAGGTACTAATTCATGAATTTTAAAGTGTTTACTTTTCATTTATGAGCCTTATCACTTTTATTAATGAGATATTTTAACATAGTATTGTTGATAGTATCCATTTTCATATTAATTTTATCAAATCGTTTAACGCTTTCTTTTTGATAATTATCAAACTTATTACTATTTTCTTTTTGATAACTACCTATATCATCATTTAAATTTGAACCAAAAACAAGAAATACTGTAATGATAATCCCAATAGCCCAACGCATTTGGTTTACAGCTTTATCATTTTTCTCATCAATATCATCAGTTAAATCATCTTTAACTTTCTCTAAACCATTATTAAATTCTTTAGTTTTAAGCTCACATGATTGATTAAGTTCATTTTGAATGTTTTGATTCTCTTTACGTAATTCTTTAATATCATTTTCTTGACTATCCAATCTAGCATAGATACGTTTCTTGCTATCACTATCACGTTCTTGAAAAGCTTCAAATTGAGTTCTATGTAATTTTTGTTCAGTCATAGCTTCACTAACTACAATTAAAGTTTTCTTAATTTCATCTTGTTCTTTAACTAAATATTTAAGACTTTCAGCCAATGAATCAATAGATTTTGAAAGTTTTGTAAATGAAATTTCATCTTCAGTCATAACAATTACTTACAAACTTTAGAAGCTTCTTTTAAATTACCAATACATGCAACCATCAAAGCAATAGTATCGATAGAATTCATACTATCTTTTAAATGACATTTAACTTCAGGAACAATACATTTAACGGGTATTTTAACTTCTTTAGTTTCAATAATAACTTCGGGTTTTTTACAACACCCGCTAGTCAATATCAATACGCTTAAGCTCACTAAGAAGATTTTCAACATCTTTACAATTTGAACGCGTAACATTAATATCCTTTGTAATGTACTTAGTTATATATCTAACTTTTGGTCGAGTTTTGAATTTTTCTAAAGCACCTTTATAATCAATTTCAAGAGTTTCAATAGCTTTATTCTGTTCATCAATAGAAGCATTTAAGGCTTTTTCATTAGCCATTTTAATCAATAATTGAGCTTTTAGTGATTCAATTTTACTATTTTTACCATAGATAATTAAACCTTCTATAACAGATATACTTAAAAGTGAAATTATCAAACCTATTAAAAACTTAGTCATGTTCGCGTTCTACCGTTTCATCATATGTATCTTTTGGTGTGGTTGCATAATTAGCAACCCCTAATGTACCAAGAAAGCCAAGAGTACCACTAAAGATAGGCCAAAAAGAAACCACTTCAATCTTTTTAGCATGAAGATATAAAAGTATTGCTGTAAGTATTAATACATATATAAATGATAACCAAAATGCTATACGTCTATCTTTAGATTTTAAATAAGCTTTCATAACTATACCTGTATTAAATGTGGGTCATTTTGAACTAAAATAATATCATAAGAACCCGCAACAAAAGTATTAGGTGTATCACTAATAGTTCTAATTACAAAATCAGACTTTTCAGGAAATGGTAAATAAGGTAAAATTTTTGAAACGGATCCCTGATAAGTAGATAAAATTTCTTCAGCATTAAAATTACCATTAAACGCTCTATGGAAACCGTACCCTTTAACATCTGCTCCTTTTTCAGTACCTATAAAAAAGTTTTTAATAAAAGCTGTATAGCCAGCTGGTACAGTAAAGTGTGTCATTTGTGAACCTTGTGTTACAGCTGTTAATTCAGCTTCAACATCAGCTTGAGCTGGTGCAGCCGCTAATGAACGTGCAATATAAATTGTTCCTGTAAATGCTGCGGGATCTTCATTACGACCTCTAAAAATTCTAATCCATAAGCCTGGTAATGTTACGGGGGTTGTACCCGTTAAAGCTACTGTAACGGTTTTTAAATTCCAATTCTCATCTAACCCACTGATTTGAATATTAGTTACATCAGCAGCAGTTGACCACATGTATATAGGTACACCAGTTGTCGCATATTGTTTAATTCCACCAAAGGACCATATATCACTTAATACTGTATTTGCTATTTCTGTTGCACCAAATTTATGAACTGCACTAAAACCTGGAATGCGTCCAGTGGCTATTTTAAAATCTATTGAACTATCAATAGATTCATCTAATGGATAATGTGACATATTAAATCCTTTATATTTAGAGCATTATAACATAAAATCCTAAGCCATCATTGCAGCAACTGCTGAAGAACCTGAACCGATAAAAGCAATATCAATAGCATCCATCATAGGATCAAGAGTATCATCATGTTTAGCATTAGGAAAACCACGTGCTTCACTCTCTAAATCATCGATACCTGAAATATTCTTATTAAGATAAACACGACCTTGTTCAATATAAGGTGATGTATCGTGTGAACGTGAAACTTTATCGGTATTTCTTTGAATAGCTCTAATACTGTAACCTACAGCTTTAAGATCTTGTATTAATGATGAACCACTTGATTTATCTTCTATATACATATGTCTTAAACGTACATCATGGATAGTATTATGTTTATGTTTAGCATAAAATTCTTTAGCTTTTTTACGTAATTCAGGTGCTTCAAATTTACCACGTAACATATCTAATAAATATAAATCGCCTTTTTCTTTACAAACACCCCAACATTGCATAACAGTAAAATCATTTTGTTCTTTGGTCTTTTGAGCAGTATCGACTGTAATAAATTTATAAGCTATCTTAGGTAAATATTGCCACCATCTAAACCATTCATCTTTAAATATTCCACCACCTTTAGGACTTGGTGTTTGCATATATTGGCCCGCATAAGTATAAGATGAACCGCGTTTAATAGTTTCAAGTTCTTCAGTAGTATGTTTAAAAGGCCAAATAGCATCACCATTTTCATCTTGAGCTGGAATGTTTAAATGATTCCATTTTTCACCACTTCCACCGCCAAGTAAATAACCACTCATATCATCCTCATGAATACGTTGCATAATAACAATAATTGGAGTATTACGACTATTAACACGTGATGAAATAGTATTGTTGTATCGATCATTAATTTTAGTACGTGATGTATCACTATGTGCATCATCAGGTTTAAGAGGATCATCAATAATAATAGCACCGCTAAAATTGTCACCATCACTAAACATTTCGTCAGGGAGTTCATCATCTTTAACTTGACTTGTACCCGCACCAAAACCAGTAACTTGACCACCAGCAGCGGTTGCGTATACACCGCCCTTTTTATCTGTGTACCATTTCTTTTTAGAACGTGTATCTTTTCTAAGTTCGACACCAAAGAGTTCTTTAAATTCTTCCATTTCGATAATCTCTTTAACTTGACTTGAATTATCAAGAGCTAAATCATCAGAATATGAAAGATGAATAAATTTAGCTTGTGGATTATTAGCTATTGACCAAGCCATAAAAGAAATAACAGCAATATCAGTTTTACCATATCTTGGTGGAATATTTATAATTAATCTACGAATTTTACCACGTGCTACTTTTTGTAACGTCTTACAAATCTTTTTATGATGTGGTGCAATATTAGCTTTATAACCATAACGCTTTTTAAAGAAATATCTGAAGAAAAATAAAAGATCTTTTTGAAGTTTACGCTTCAATACCTTCTTTTCATTAACAGTCATTTTCTAAAATCTTATCAATCTTCTTAACTTCATCCTTAGTAATGTTTATCACACCAACTTGGACTTCAGGTTTGGATTGTTCATTATCTTTCTTATACAGCCCTTTATGTTTCATTAACATATCTAAAGCAGCCTGTTTATTATACGTTGTATACGTTGCCCCATCATCAGTTTCACGATAAGAGCGTATCGCCATACGTTGTTCATCAGTTAAAGATTTTAAAGGTTTTACATCACCCTTATCATCTCGCATTGATAAATCATCGAAAGTTGCAATTGCATATAATGTTCTAAGTATTGGATCATCAGGTATTTCAAAGTTTTTTAAAACAGGTACTGATTGTATATAAGCTCTAAATTTAGCTTTACTTATATCTATTTCATAACCAAGTTTCATTTTAGTTTGAATAAAATCCCGTGTTTCACAATAGGTATCACAAAATAGTTTTTCTTTTTTCTTTAACTTTTTCATATACTCACTTTAACAAATATATGATAAAACTTAACCATTAGCTTCAACGTTAGTTGACTTTACTAAAAATAAATTTTATCAATTGTTTATTACGTTTTGATTACTTTTTATCTTTACCTGTTAGCCATTTAGGGCCATTAAACCCTAGATTAACTAATACTTTATTCATTGTATTTCGTGCACACCCATATTTATTTACAAGTGCAGTAACAGTAACCCCACGTTCTTTTAGTTTTTTAATTTCGTCACCATGATTTAAAATAATTGTTGAAGCTGTAATATGTTTAGTTCCCATAATTATTATCCTTTTTTAAAAGTATAGTGAAATTATGTTTAAAGAATTATTAAATGGATGGTGAACCCTATGCACAAGGTTCACCTGGGAGTAGAATCACCTAAAGAGTGTATCACGTTCTTCAGATTATGAATGTAAACATTAGAGTATTTACATAAGGCGTACAAGAGTCAATGTAACTTACCAGCAAAAAGTTACAAACCAAAACATGAGTTTATTAACTACGGTTTTCTTTCCGCGTAAACAATTGTAATACAACAATGTTTAAAGTTTTATAAATTCATCTTTTTCAATTGTTTAATCTTAGCTTGAATATCCCTAGCATAAGACAAACCAGCTTTCACATCATACCCAGCAAAATATGAAGCCCAAGACTTAAGGAAATTCCCATCATGTACTTTTAACCAAAATTCCAATTCATCAACCATTGCTTGTAAATTTAAATCATCATTGTAAGTGAGTAAATGTTTATATATCAATTGATTCTTATACGTACGCTTAATTTTATGCCTGTCTAAATAAGTTCTTAAGCGTATATGACCAATCCCAAAGCATCCACTAATGTAATTTTCACGTTGTACACCAGCACTTGATTCTTGCCAAACAATAGCTTGTAAACTATATGATAAGTTTAAGGATCTACCATAATCTTTAGCTTTCTTAAGAATATTTAATTGATCGATTGTAAACCCTTGTAAAGATAGAGTTAACAGGATTAATAATATTAATTTTTGCATTTAAGGCCCTTCAATAATACATTCATCACTTAATTTTTCAAAGTGTATATAATCTTCAGCTTCTTCAAACGTGTCGAACATTGCTAATACCTCATCAGTATTTTTATCAATAACATTATACATCTTACCACCTTTTTTCAAAATTTTCATAGAGTGCATTTGTTTTTAAAATCCTCAAACCATATTTTACAAAATCAATAAGTTTTGTTGATTTGCTATTTAAAGTAGGTTTGAAAGCTCCTAAATATTGCACCCACGATTGAACAGAATCACCGCTTAGAGCTGCAAGAATCTTAGCTTTTTGGAAGTCATTTAAAAACATATCTAAATTCCAATAAACACTTTCAAATATTTGATCTACAATATACAATCGTTTAATATTTATATCTCTATAAGCTCTATCTCTCAAAGGATAATTATTAAAATCAATATAAATATCACCATCTACTGCTTTAACACCTTCATAACCTAATGATTTACGTGTATAAGCACTTTCCCTTGAAACATCATACATAATTTTAACACTTTCAGTCAATTGTATCCAATTTGGTTGAATCATTGATTGAAGTATTTTTAAATTAGGTAATGGGAAGAAGTCATACTTTTTTAATTTCATCATATTTCCTTAAGTTCTAACTACCATGCAAAAACATAGCACTATAAAACCCACCCTGAAAAAGAGGGTGGTAAAAATAACATAATAATGATACTTGGGGTTTTCCTTACACAGCTTTTAGCGGGGATCAGTTAAAAGGCTCCTCGCCCAGTTGCCCGTTGTTTATTTATTTTCCAATAAACTAAAGATACGTGTAAAATCTATTTGAGCTTTCATTAAAGTGGTTTTTATTTTCATTTCTTGATTGGCTACTTTTTGAGCATCAAGAATTGCTTGAGAATGCATTATTTATCCTTCCTTAATTGCTTTTTCAAAACTTCAGCAAAATTTGTTTTACTTTTTGTTTTAGCATTAATTGATTTATGGATTGCTTCTATCCTTCTAATCTTTTTCATGATTTATCCCTCTTTTGATATTAAAAAATTATAACTAATTAATGTTTAAAGTTTTATTAAATAAATAAACTCTCTTAAAATAAGTCTCTTTATTTCTTTTGTTACTTGTAACGTTACTTTTATAATTTAAAAGAGTTCTTGTGGGAAAATAGAGAAAATGATTTTTATGATTTTCATAGGGTATAACTTTTTTTTCGGGTGTGTGTAACAGTAACAACGTAACATTTTAAACCCCCTTAACCCAATCTTTAAACAATCTTTAAACAATTATCGGAATTAAGGTGAATTATATTTTAATGTTCGTTATTAGTGAAAGTTTTTATTTATGAAGGGTTCTTATTAGTAAGACTTATTTTTGAAGAATTTTATTTACGAAGCTTATTTTTTAAAAGTTCTTATTTAATGAGGGTTAAAAATAAAAACCCTTATTGAAGCTCTTGTTTATCGAGCTTAATGCCTGTTTTATTCTTAAAATTCTTAATAAACGACTTAATTTTAAACTTTTTCATGCGTTTTACATTACCATTTTGGCGTTTGATTTTACTATGTGTTCCAGTCACTTCAACGATTTTTTTATTCACACCACCATTAGTTTGAAACTTATCATTACTATGTGTACGATAAGCAATGTACAATTCATAAGCTGTATGGTGATTACTAAAAAACTTACTTTCAAAAGGGCTTCCAAGTAATATACCACTTAAAGCACAATCGTATAACCATTGTTCCACACCGCGTAAAGTATGTTCTTTTTGCTCAACTAAGGCTTCAGTCTCAGGAGCTTTATACATATTGTGAGTAATTTCACGATCCATCAGAAATTGTAATAACGCTTCCCGACCACCATTAGCTAACCACATGCGGAATTTATTCATGTATTCTAAATCACCACGCCTTTTATCGGAAACTTCTAAAACAAAATAACGTCTTTCATCACTACCACTGGCTGGAACAACCCAATCGAGATTGGTTGACATAAATACACGTGTATAATTAATACCTAGAAAATCATCTTGGTACTTTTGACCATAGTGCATATCATGTTCAGTAATAAGTGTTTTTAATGCACCTTCAGCAGCATGATCTCCACTAAAGAATGCTTCACCTACATTACATATAATAGTATGTTGAAGATGAATATTAAATTGACCGGTAATAGCTTTCATATTATTAACAGCTGAATAATGGCTTTTATTAAAGATAGAACTAAATGCTTCAATCCATGTATCTTTTCCAACACCTTTTTTACCTTTAAGAATAACAGCTATACCTTCTTTTTTCCAAGGACTTTGTACCATATGGGCTAAATAATCCATCATGAATTCATAATGTTCAGTATCACCATCACATATAATATCACGTGTAAATTCAACAAAAGGTTTAATATCACCTTCAACCGGGTCACAACTAAAACCCTTCCAAAGATTAAAATAACCATCATCCATAATTTCACTTGGTGTTTTTTGTGGATTAAATCGAACCCCTTTAATCTTCTTACGATAACCACCTTCAATCCAATCAGTAATAAAATCGCTATCTTTCGTATTAAAATCACGGTAAGTTTCACGTAATTTCAATGGTGTATTATAATGAACAGTGCCGTTTTCATCAATTTCAGCGTATAGTGGGTTTTTACCCTCAAGTACATAAAAAGTATTATCGAGTTGTTTTAATGCACGTTCTTTATCGGTATCAATATCAATTGTATCATCAAACCCTTCTTCAGTACACTTAATATCTTTTTCTTTTGAAGTATCAGATTCACGTAAATACTTTTTTATTGCACCCCTTGTTTTCTCCATATTATTCTCAAGTGCTGCAATAGCTTTATCTAACATATACCCACTAAAATCACGTTTAACAATTGTAAAAACGTCTTCTTCATCAAGCTTTTCAACTAAGTACGGGATACTCTCAAGGTCGGCATGAAAGTAATACATTTGACCACCATGTATGAAACTATGCATAGCTGGACGTTTGGTTAAATCAAGCTGTTCAAATATTTTAGCCTTATTAGTACCCTTTTCAGGTTCAAATGGGTCACACATAGGTAACTCAATATGATTACCAGCTAACACTTCCCACGCCTTAATAGTCGAACCATCATTTAAAACTAGATCTTCAGAACCATAAATTTCATTATGTCGGTCAAGTTTACGCTTCTTAACTTCTTTTTTATCTTTGGTTGTAGCCTTATAAGTCTTTTTAAGATTGTGTATCATATCTTTGGCTTTACTTTGATATGATGTGTTGATGCTTGTTTTACGTACAATACCACCTTCAATTACACCACCGTTAAAATATAAATCATCTTTCACTTTACGCTTCAGACTTTTGTGTAATATCGGTGCAGCTTCATATACAATACGACTTGCATCACCTTTTAATACAGCTAAATCAATTACACCATTAATATAAGATTTAAATACATTTTCATTTACTTTAATCTCACCATAGCCAAGATTCAGACCGTTATTAAAAAGTTGTTGAGCATATGTTTTAATATACATCTCTTTATCAATCCTACAATAAGCGTGTATGGACCCAAAACCAGTTTCACCATGTTTCTTACTTTTAATACCAGCACTTGAACCATATGTTAAAAACATTTCAGCATTTTCAAGTTGCGGATCACATTCAATGAGCATTTTTCTATATTGTTTTAAAGTTATCTGACCATATTCACGTAAATCAAAATCAAACATAATAAGGCCTGATTTATTTTCAAACATATCTTTAGTACGTGTAATACCTGTACCTTTATAATTTGATCGGCTGTAAATCTTACCTTTTTCACTATCATCTATTGGAGTACCTAAAATGATTGCTTGATTGCTTTTTAATTTCTTTTTAATAATACCTATTTGTTCAAGATTTGATAATTGAAGAACTTTATATGAACCTTCAGCTAATTGTGAAACTGAAACTTTTTCCATCTTTTTGTTAAAGGTCTTTGTCATTAATCCATTTTTGTTTGAAATAATTGTTATTTTCATTTACTAGCCTTGATACTTGGATAGTGTTTAAAGAAGGGTTTTCCCTCACGCTTCTTATGAAACACTTAATACGGACCTGGTGAAGCGTGAAGGAAGAAGAATGACCAGGTCCTTATTAAATGTTCGTGTAAGATTTTAGTGTAAGTTTGATTAAAGTTTTATTAACTTGAAAGATTTATAGTTATTTTTCTTGAGGAATTTCAATATTTTTTTACGATCTGCTTTCTGATATGGATAAGGTACTGAACCAAATATTAGACAAATAATTGCTAAATGGTCACCACTAGATTTAATTCCTGATTGATCTACCCAATCAAAAACAGCACCTATAATGCTGTATTCACCCTTTGAAGGGATGAACTTTTTGCTAAGGTTCTTTTGAAGCTGTTTGTATGCTTTTTTATTCATTTGTAAATAATCTTTCAACAACAGCTTTGGGTGACTTTTGAGCTGACATCAATGATCTATGGTCGAAACTGGCAATTTCTTTTAAATCATAATCATTGTTATAACCACTAACATAAATTTTATATTTACTCTTATGAATGAATTCTTTCAATTTATCATGGTTAATATCCTTCTCATATTTCCTTGTACCTTTATATGGTGGATCAAGATAAATAATAGTTTTCTTTTTCTTAGTTACAATTAACACATTTTCAAAACTTTCATTACTTAGCTCCAGTTGCTGCAGTCGCTCCAGTTGCTGCAGTTGCTCCAGTTGCTGCAGTCGCTCCAGTTGCTGCAGATCTGTACGCCCCCTTTCAGCTTTTACAAATTTCATAATTTCCAAACGTCTTTGGTTTATAGTTTTGTTAGGATCAAAAAGTGATTTAGGTATTTTTAATCCAGTTATCTTTTTAAATTTTTTATAACCTTTATCATTAACAACGATATTGTGTAACGGTTTTTTAAGTAATTCATTTTGTTCTGAAAATAAATAGCTAGTTTGATCGTTCCCGAAACTCCAACAAACCTTTATTAGCCCACCTTTCCAGCATTCTTTGGTTTTATATTTATGGAATGTTTCACGATCAATCCACGTATAGAAATCCTTATCAATACCATCATTTTTAATTTTCTTAAGTAACTCAACTACACCTGTGTTAAATTCATTATACGTTACAGTTTTAAATTCAGATCGTTGCAAAGCTTCAAAACTCATTGAACCACCACCGCCAAACAGATCATAAAAATGTTTTAC